TGAAAATATAGAGCTAATCGCTTCAGAAAACATTCCTTTAAAACCTGCTAATAAATCCCTAGCACTATCAGAGATTGTCAATATACCATCTTGAAAACCAGTAAGTAAATTATACCACCATATTTTAATCTCATCCCACACAGCAGAAACTTCCTCCGCAAAAACCTTATAAGTTTCGCTTTCCAAAGCCTCTTTTTGCGCAATTCTAAGACGCTCATTCCTATCAGCTACATCGCTAAGCTTTTGTTCTAAGCGACTTAATTCTCTCTCAGCCTCACTCGTAGCGCTTCCAAAAATGCCCATAACTGTGGCAAAGCCACCAGCATCTTCACCCGCACCTCTAAACAAGTCTGCGGTAAGCTGGGCTTGTTGCTGCTGGTTCAGGCTGGTTTTGTCTGCTTCAGCGCCTACCATTTTTAAGGCCTCACGCACCGTGATAGAGCCTTCACGCACATTTTTAAACAGCCCGTCGGTAAACTTCTTACCAAAGGCATTTTCTAAGGCATCGCGCGAGCCTTGTGTTTGTTCCTCAATAGATAAACCAAACTCCTTCAGGGCATCTGGTAGCTTGTCAGACCACACGCCCGCGGCTTGCGAGTCGTTAATGACGTTTACAAACTCCTGCGCACTAAAGCCATACTTTTCAAATAGCTTTGGGTACTCGTTTATCGAGCTTTTAAACTCGTCGTTTGCACGGCCACCTTCTACCATGCCTCGGGTGTAAACGTCAAAGGCTTCTTGACTGCTGATACCAAAACCTTTTTGCAAGCTGGTAACTTGTCTTAAATGGTCTTGCCAGTCACCTCCAAAGGTGTCTTGCAGCGCCATAGCGCGCACACGCAAACCGCTCAATGCGCTGTCCTGGTCATTGGTAATGGCTTTTACTAAGATGTTAGCCTCTTTGGCTTCTTGATTAAATTCTACCCATTCCTTAGTGGCTAGTCCTATGGCCGCCAGTGCAGCAATAGCAGCCCCTATGGGCGTGGCTATAAAAGCCCATGCGGCCTTGGTTAAATTACCAAAGTTACTAGCGAGCCCGCTTATCGCACTGGCAGCTCCTGCAGCGTTACCAGAAAGCAGTGCCCCGTATAATTCTGCTACTTCACTACTGGCATTGCTTATCTCCCTACCCGCTTCTTTTGCACTTAAACCTATGTCATCAAGACCGCCTGTTTTGGGCGTCTCAATCTCATCAAGCATCTTCTTAAAGTCTTTTTGCAACTTTAAGACCTCGTCATCGATGCCCTCGACCTTTTTTGACATGAGGTCTTTGAGCTCCAATATCCATTCTGACTTCTGTTGTGACATCTATTGTGGTGCCTTTAGGGCTTGTAGTGTGATTAATAATTCTTTTATTCTGCGCTCCTCAATGTACATCGCCTCGTGATAGCGATGTGACCAGGTATGTGTGTCCATTTGCTCAGGGTCTAAAAAAGGAAACGCGCTTCTTATGAGCGCGTTTCCTTTACGCAGCTCTACGTCGAGCTCGTCACCCTTTAACTGAGCAGCGCTTAAACTTCCTTTAGGTCTGCAACCACAGGCTTGAACAAGCCGATCATTTTGTTAGCAATGCCCAGCTTGTACTCGTCGTCGTTTACTGTTACCTCGCTACCACCTAAACGGCAATCGCTCAATAACATCAACCCTGACTTTATAGGGTCCTCATTTAGAAATCTAAACGCATTCTGCACCTGGGGCAGGCTAGGCTTTTTGACGTAGGTAAGGTGTACCTTATTTTCGTCTTTCTTATCTGCCTGCTCAAAGGCAAACACGTTGCCGTGCTTATTTTTCCACACCGCGATTTGATCGCTAGTGGCTTTTCCTATGTACTCGCTTTTTGTTGTAGTTTCCATGTGTTATACGTTTTCTCTTATTTCTGTACACAATAGCGGGAAAGAGGTAATGATACCTTTTTGCCCTTGTGTGATTTCTTTACTAGCCCCAGTAAAACGGCAGCCCATAATGACGTCTGTCACCGTGCGCTCCTTGTACTGGTAGGTCACAATGATTTGAAAAGGGTCGATGTCGCGCAGCCTCTTGCCAGCTGGCAATAGCTCTCGCAGTTTCTGTACTTCTTCTTCATACAAGTCTATTGCTGCGGTAGGTAGCGCGTTGCCTCTACCATGGCCTATTGGATAGTCGCCAGCGCCATAAAGGTTCTCATCTTCATAGGTCTCGCCATATTGCACGCGGGACACGCCTACAAAGTCACGCCCTAAAGCGCGCACGGTTACATTGTTCCACCCGGCTATCTGGCCGAGGCTATTTACGATTACTGTGCTCATTAGCTTATAGATGTTGTGCCACCAAGATCGAAGTTAAATTCGAAAATGATGCCGTTATACTGAATTTTACCAGACACCTGCAACGGCGTCTCGTCTACCAGCGATTGTGCTGGGTTGATGTACACCACCGCACCGCTTATCTCCTCTGCAGTGATCATGTCCTGTAAAGGAACGAGTGCCAGCTGCTCGAGCTCTTTAACCTCGCTTTGCTTTATAAACCCTGTGGCTGGGTCTTTTAGCAAGTTGCGTTTAACGCGTGGCAATAATGCCTGGCGTATGCCTCTTGCTGCTTTGTTCCAAACGCGGTTGTTTTCAATGTAAGCATAGTCGCTGGTAGCGGCTGTACACACGGGGCTGTTGCTAAAGTAAAAGCCAACAAAGCCTGCATAGTTGCCCGCAAAGATGTAGCCTTTCTCGTTCAGCTCTGTGCGCTCTGCATTGGTGAGCGATGCAAAAGTTCTACCTGACTGTAGAGAAGTGTTTAACCACCTGCCTGTGTTCACATCGGTAAGCGAGAAGTAATTCAAGCCTTTTGCATATGCAGGCTTGTTGTTCACATCTACCGAGCCTAAGTTTTCATTAACACTACGTCTGCTCAATGCGCCCAGGGCACTACCTATGGCGGCATAGTTTGCAAATGCTGCATTAGATGCGGCAACGGTGGTGTCTTGTGCAATACACACAGCCACATTAGGTGCTGCAAGAGCGCGCAAGTCTGGGTAGGCGCTTATAGCGGTAGCATCGTCTATCATGTCGCTCTCGATGATCACCACGTCTATAAGCATTTTATCTGTTGCTAAAACATCTACCACCTTTGTTTGAAAATCTGCTACTTGTGTTGCAATAGCTACAGGTGTGATAATTACGTGATTTGCATAGGCTATCAGCTTAATGTCTGGAAATGTTCTCACCGCCTCGACTATCGTAGCATTGCGGGTAACGCCATCAGTAAAAAGCACATAAAGCTTGGCATCTGGATTGATTCTAAACACCTCGCTTATGTGGTGGTGTGCCAACAAGTTGTTGGTGTCGTCAAAGCTGGCATTAATGCCTAGCTGCTCTGCGGCTTTAAGGTCGATAACCTCTTTGGCTGTGCCTATGGCTAGATCTGTAGCAGGCACTGTGCTTTCAATGACAAGCAATGACACGTTGTCAAGATTTGCAGCCTTGCGGCCTAGCCCGCCATCGAGCTTGTTTATTGTTGTTCCGTTAAATGGATCCATGTTTTATGCTTCTTTGGTGATGTCTTCAGTTCGTGCTTCGATGGTGTCTAATACCGACACTCTAGGCTTGTTTTTGTCAAGCTCGGCCTGCTTGTATTGCTCGATCAAATCGAGGTCTTCGCAGTCAGTAATGAAATCGATGATTTCTTTAGCATTGGTAAGTAATGGTTTTACCTTTGTTTGATCTGCTGTTGCTTCCTGGTCTTCGCCTATCTCTTTGACAAGTTTATTGCCTAAAGTGTTGGAATGAAGTATAGCGTAATTTTTGCTAGTAAACACTTGCTCATCGCTGGTGATATATTTTTTTGTGCTCATAAAAATGGTCTTTTAATATTTGATTTAAAGAGCAAAAAAACCACTGCAATCAGCAGTAAGAAATTGCTCACTAATGATATGATCATGCCTACTTGATACAAGAATGGCACTTTGTCAACGGTTACTTCTTTTACTTCTTTTAATTCATCGATTCTAAACCGCTGGCTATCGATGATCTCACGCTGCATGGCAACAAGCTCTTCTAGCTCGTTGCAATGAGACGTGCCGGTGATTTGATTACCCTTTCGCGAAAGCGAAACACGAGACCTGCCACTAGGGCTTGTAAGTGTTATCGGGGTTTCATTTAACTTTTCTATGGGTGTGGTAAGCTTCACACTATCTGCAGCAATGCTTACCGTGTCATAATAGGTTTCATAACGTTTAGTGACAATAACACTATCTTTAATCACTCTATCGGTTGAAACCAGTCGCGGCTTTCTTGCGCCACAGCTGCTTAATATCAACACCAATAAAATGGATACCACTGCTCTCATATCTTTGATAGTTGAAAGTGCATGCCGTCTGGTCGTCGCCATTTACCGCCCCAGTCAAAGCCAGCATCGGTAAAACATGCGACAAGCTCTTTACTCATGGTGGGCTTTTTACCCAGCCCGTTGCGAGCTGCATTAATGTCTACGGCTATTGCCCAGGCATGTAAGGACCACGATTTTAAACCACGCTTGTTGCGGATGTTAAAACACCCGTCCCAACTCTCGACCTCGTCTTCTAGACCACGGTCTATAATATTCCTAAAGGCTTGCTCTAATGGTGCAACGATGTCTTTGTTGCAGTAAAGCCTGTTAGGCAGTGCTGGTATCGCTGCATTAATATCTGCAGGAATGTCCCAAAGTATCATGTGCTTACGCTCCATTGCTGGGGTAGGCTCTCCATACTTCTTGATACATTGTGCGCTTGTAACCATCTTGTTTTTGTGTTAATTGTTCACCCGTAGGTGAGCGAGCTGCCTGCAATAGGCGAGCCCGCCAACTACAACGTCATACGTTGTTATGAAGTAGCATCTACTATAGCCGCTTGTCCTAAATCTCGTAATGGTATGGCAAGGAACCAAAGACGGAAACCAAGCACAGTCTCTCTCATGGTCGGGTTGTCTGCCGCACGCTGGGTGTATGCAGTTACAGAACCACGGGCTTGTGCAGTCGTTCCGGTGTGGAACACGATAGAGGCTTCTAGACCCGCAGTCGCTGCGCCAAATGGTATCTTTACCTTGGTAGCGGCTACATATTTGGGGCTGTAGACATCTTCATACAACTCAAAACCACAGTAGCTTTTTGACAACAACCCATTGGTGTGGTTGTGCAGCTGCACTTGTAGTGCCTTGTCCTCCAGTAAGAGGTCAGCTAAATGCGTGGTGCTTAAGACCAAGATGCGGCCTGCAGCAGGTATCTTTAACTTGTCCATTTTGGTCTTTAAGTTGACCAAGTCTGCATAAATCAAACGTCTGCGACCAGCTACCAGCTCACCGCTAGTTTCTATAATAGGCGTGTTTGCAGTATTTTCAGCAGGTGCAAGTGAGTGTAATGCATGCTCTCTAGTGCGCTCTTCAAGAACCTCACGGTGCTGCATTTGCACGCTGCCTATCTTGTCATATGGCAAGCCATAAAGCTCGTCGTCGCTTACTTTGGTGTTTTCGGTATCGTACTTAAATAAGGAGATTGCTTGGCTCGCATCGGTGCGCTCGTTTACCGGAATGGGGTAAGTCGTGTTGTTAATTAACACGGCTGGGTCTGCGCCCATTTCGTTCAACCTTATGGTGTCGTTGTTCACCCAGTTGTTTTTGCTAGGGATGCGAGACAACCACGTTCCCTCATGGCGGAATTTCTTAATCAATTCGCGCTCGCGCAGCTCATTTTTTGCTACTGCAGCAACAGGTAAGATTTTCATAGGGACATCAAGTCCACTATCTGTTATTGCATTGGCCACAAAGCCAGTGTCGGGTAATGCCATGGCAAAAAGTGCCACGAGTGCCATAAATAGGCCTAATACTAATTTGAATGATTTTTTCATTGCTTTTCTCTTTTTTTAGTTTGTGTAATAAGCGTCAAGCAATGCCTGGGCTTTTTGTGGTTGGTCCTGCATATAGGCCTCAAATGCTTTTGCATCGTTTGCTTCTAGACAAGCCTCGTAAGATTCATATTTAAAATCTGCTCCCGCACCTGGAACACCTTGACTGCCTGTCTGCATCTGGGCAGAAATAGGTGTGATCTTTGGCAGTCCATCAACGATAGCCTTAACGCTGTCGATGTCGCTTTCTGCAAGTTTCTCATAGCTTGCACGCACTTCTGGAGTGATTTTCTTATCTAGCTCTGCTTGATCAAGCAGGGCTTTAATGCTCGCGGCTTTTTGCGATCTACTTTGCTGCTCTAGCTGTGCTTTTAGCGTCGCGGCAGTGTCTGCTGTGGTCTTAATTTCTGCAATCTTTGCAGTGATCTGTGACTCGGTAGCATCTTTAGGTAAGCCGATAGACACGGCTAGTACTTCCTGATTCATATTCTTGGGTTTAAAATTAGCTGTTGGTGCCGTGGCTTTTACCTGATAAGGCGAGCCCATGGCGGTAATCATTTGTGCGTCTTCGGTGGTGATCGTTTCTTCACCTTCTATGGCATCGGCAAATCCGTCTGCAAGGGCTTCTTTGGCCGTCATCCAGTGATCGCCATCGTTCCATAGAGCAATGATGTCCTCTTTGGTTTTGCCTGTTTTGGTGGCATAAACGCTCACATAGTCATCTTCTAATGCTTTGAGGAGCTTCAGCTGCTTGCTTACATTCTTAAAGGTGCCGGCATAGTAGCCTCGTGGCTCGTGTATCATCACCTGGCTATTCTTGCTCAGCTTATTTGGGAATGAGCAAAATATAAAAGACGCAGCACTGGCAACAATAGCGCCACCTATAATTGTAATGTCTTCAAAGTTATCTTGTAGAACGTTTACTATCTCATTTGCCTCGATACAGCTACCGCCCTCGCTATTAATGTAGACTTGGGCTGTGGTGTGTTTTTTACCCAGTGCTGCAATGTCAGCGCGCACTTGGCTGCTGTTCGCTTCGGACCAGTTAGATATTTGTCCAATAATAGAAATATGCGCAAGACCTTCTTTAGATACTGCTTCTATAGTGAGCGGTCTGCTGCTCGCTGCTGTTGCCCATATGTTCTTGTTTGTGTTCAAATAAACCTGTTTTAAATGATGCCTTTTGCGGCGTTTGTGGTGACAAATATGCGGGGCTTTTTGAGCTTAAAAAAATAAGGCTTCCAAGCTTGTAGCTATTTGATACAAACCTTGTAACGATTTGATACAAGCATGGATAGGCTATTTTTTAAAAAGGTTAATTCAGGTCAAATTTGCCATGTAATTAAAGATTTATGGCCAAGACAACAGAGCGCCGAGCCGCTAAAGAATTCTACATGCAATTCAAGGAGCAGAAGGAGATTGCCTCCTTACTCAACGTGAGCGAAAAGACCATCACCGAGTGGGTGAGCAAGTACGGCTGGAAGGCAGAACGCGAGGCACGCATCAATGGATCGCGGAACCAAATCAACGCCCTTAAAGACGTGATAGGCAAGCTCACGCAGCAACGCCTAGACCTGTTTGATAAGGCAAAAAAGGCAGAGCAAGACGGTGACAAAGAAGAGAGCCTGTCGCTAAGCAAGCAAGCCGCGAGCATTGCAGACGAGATAAGCAAATACAACAAGACCCTCGAGAACCTCGACGAGCGCCACCGGGTGAGTCTGGGTGTTTACCTCGACGTGATGGACGACATCTTTAATGCCTTACACAAACAAGAGCCTAAGCTCTTTGCCCAGCTCATCGAGTTTCAAGAGCAACACCTTTCTAACATTTCAAGCAAGTACAAGTAATGAGCCGTAAAATCACCATTAAAGAGCGTTTAAACCTTTATTTATGGGCGTTTAAAAACATGACCCGCAAACCCTTTGACATCGTCTCGCGCTGCCTCACACTACCGTTGTGCCTGTGCTATGGCTTGTTCTGGGCACTGGCACTAATCGTTAAGATGTTCACGATCATTCTGTCGCTATCCTACCACCGTGCTGGCATTCCGCAATGGCAACTAGAGATAGGGCGTGTGTTTCTCATTCACGGTGCTAACCTGCAAGTGGGGCAGCCGGTGCGGTTCAAAAAGACCGTAACTGGTAAGGTGTTCACAAAATATGTGCAGAATTTGCACTACGATTTCAGGAACAACAAGATTAATACCACGTATCAGGACAAGCCGTTAAAAGGCATAAGCGACCGTTTTATTAAATGAGGCAAGCCGACAAAATAGCGTTAAACAGGTACCGCGAGAAGCTGCGCCTTGTCGCTAGTAGCGGCATGGTCAACGCGTCTGAAAGCAAGACCGAAAAGACCGACCGCATCGCGCGGCTTAAAAAGGACCCGAAAGCCTTTGTGGAGTATTACTTCCCGCACTATGCGACGGTGGAGAGTGCACCTTTTCATATCGCTTTCGCGAAAGCGGTACTTAAAGACCCCACAGGTAAGCACTTTGCCGAGTGGGGACGCGCCCTGGCAAAGTCGGTGTGGTGTGATGTGATTCTACCCTTCTACCTGTGGGCAAATGGGGAGTGTAACTATGTGGTGCTTATCGGTAACAACCTCGATAAAGCACGTACATTACTAGAAGACTTGCAGGCAGAGCTTGAAGCCAATCCGCGCATTATTGCCGACTACGGCGAGCAAAAGCTCGACGGCCAGTGGGAAGCGGGTAACTTTAGAACACGCGGCGGACTTATAGGTAAATCGCTTGGGATGGGGCAAAGTGTCCGTGGACTGCGTGTCCAGGCACAAAGACCAGACATCGTGATACTGGATGACGTAGAGACCAAGGATCTGGTTAAGAACCCCAAGCGCCAAGACGAGATTGTGCGGTGGGTAGAACGTGATTTATTACCTACTATGGACGGTCCCCGACGTCGCATGCTTTATGCAAACAACCGTTTTGCACCCCGCATGATTCAGACAGAACTACAGAAACGCCACCCCAAGTGGAAAGTGCATCGGGTGAATGCGTATGATCCTGTAACCTATGCGCCTACATGGGCATCAAAATATGATGCCGACTACTTTAGGCTGGTCGAGCAAGAGATAGGCATTCTAGCGGCTAAGGCAGAGTATAACAATGAGCCACATGTGGAAGGTAAAATCTTTACCAACGAGCAAATACAATGGGGAAAGCGACCAGCCATGAACCATTTTGAAGTGATTTGCGGGCATTGGGATATTGCCTATGCCGGCACACCCACAGCCGACTTTAACGCCGTAAAGGTGTGGGGCTTGCATGGTACCAACTTCTGGAACTTAAACAACTATGTAAAGCGCAGCAAGATGCGCGCAGCCCTTTACTGGATGTGCGATGTTCAAAAGAACCTACCCGCCACGGTAAGCATACACTGGCGCTATGAGTCGCAGTTCTGGAATGAAGAAGTTGACCGCACCATACGCGAGGTAGAGCAAGAGCAAGGCATTAGCCTTAACCTTATTAAAGTAGACACGCCCAGAACCAAGAAGTATGACCGCATCCTGATGCAGCAAGTATATTACCAAAATGGGCGCTGCTTTTATGACGAGGCATTGAAAGCCCACAACGACACGCAAGAAGGCATTGCTCAACTGCTAGGCATTGAACCGGGCTACAACACACCAGACGACGGCCCCGATGCAGATCAGCAAGCCATCGAGTATTTAAGCAGGCACATCAGGCAGGGCAATAACAACACAATAAGAATGGGCAGTTACCCAACAAAACGACGATTCTAATGGCATTTACATTTATCACACAGGCAGACTTAGAGACAGTCGCTCTCGAAAAGATTCTCACCGAGCGCAGCGAGGAGAACATCCCCGCAATACTTGAAGCATTAGAGCTTCAGAACATAAGCCTTATACGCAGCAAGCTGCAAGGCCGCTATGACATAGACGCGATTTTTGCCGCGACAGGCTTTGCGCGGCATTATTTAATCGTCAAGATTTTGAGCAAGCTCATCGTGTTTGACTATGTGCGTCGCAATGCCTATCGCAAGGTGCCAGAAGACTATGCCCGTGAGCGCGACTGGGCGATGAGCCAGCTAGAGAAACTAGCCAGCGGTACCATGGTCGCAGACGGCCTGCCTGTGCCCGCAGAAGGTGGCAATTTAATCAAAGGTAACATTACTAATTCAGACTGGATGATATGAGCTTAATAGACCGCATTTTTAACCCGTCACGCTTTCGCGAAAGCGTTGTAAAAAGCCTGAGTGACGACCAGGTAAGGTTGGAATATGTAAACAGACACCAAGCGCGTGCAGGTGGTTCAACTAAAACATTGAGCACCCAAATTAAAGGCAATGCCTTGCTGTTTACACCGAAGACAATAAGCGACTGGAACAGCGCCTTGCAAACTGCCACCGACCCCGACACGCCCAACTTGCAGTACCTTGCCGAGCTGTACAACAACCTGCTGCTAGACAGTCACACGCGCGCGGTGATGGAGACCCGTGTGATGCGTGTTACACGGTCTAAAATAAAGGTAGTCGATGCCAATGGCAACGAGAACGAAGATCTGACCAAGCTCTTACAACGCCCTTGGTTTGCCGACTTCTGTAAGGCGGTCGTGATGCACCAGTTTACCGGTGTGAAGGTGCTAGAGCTGGCAGAACTGGACGAGGCGCTCGAGCTTAAAAAAATAGTAGACATTCCCATGGCGCATTTAATTCCTAAAAAGGGAATGATTGCCCGGGAGCTGGGAGACACCACAGGGTTTGACTACCGCAAAGGCGGCATTGCTAGATATTACCTGCAAATAGGTGAGGACAACGAGATAGGCGAATTGAGCAATCTCGCACCATTGATACTTGCCAAAAAGTTGAGCATGGGTAGCTGGTTGAATTATGTTGAGAAATATGGCGTTGACCCGCGTGTAGCGTACACCAACAACTACACCAAAGAGCGTGAGGACTTGCTCTATGATGCACTCATCAATCTCAAGTCACACGACGTGATGGTGCTGCGTGAAGGCGAGCGTGTAGAAGCGCTGGAAAGCACCGACCGCGATGCTTACCAAATTTACAAGGAGCTTATCGCTATCATTAACGACGAGTTGAGCAAGGCGATTCTAGGCCAAGCCGGAACGGTAGATGCCAAAGAAAAGACAGGCACCTTTGGCAGCATGAGTGTCATGCAAGAAGTGAGTGAAGACCGGCACGAAACCGACCGCATGCTTGTGCAGCATGTGATTAACAAGCAGCTGTTCCCGCAACTGGCATTAATAAGTAGTGCCTACAGCGCATTTGCGACCCACTCGGTGGTGTGGGACGACAGCGAGGAGTTGTCGCCTAACCAAGTGGGCACCCTTGCCGTGCAGCTCGCACAAGCAGGTTTTGAACTCGACACCGACGAGTTGAGCGAACGCCTGGGCATTACCATTACCGGTTACCGCAGTGCGATGCCTGGCGTGGTGCCGGGAAAGAATAGCCCCAATGCCATCGCGGCAGAAATTGCCGCCTACTATGAGGCGCAAGGCATTGGGAGTAGCGCTACAGAACCACAGGCAGCAGACCTTAAGAAATGGCGCGCGGTGGTGCTTGCCATCGCTAGACAGCTGTATGATGGAACCATTAAAGCCAGCGATTTAAACGAGGACTTGATCATGCTTATTTATGCCGAGCTAGACGGTGCAGCTCTTGATGGTCTGGGTGATGATTATGACCTCGAGGACGAAGACGTGCCCGATGATAAGAAGGCAACCGCCAGACGTGTGCGTAACAACGTGTACCGCTTCTCTGCTGCCAAAACATACGCCCAACAAGTAGAGCTCACCGCGAGGTTGCTCGATGAGAACGGCCAGTTGCGCTCGTGGGCAGAATTTAAAAAAGAAGCCGAGAAGGTGAATGAAACCTTTAACCGCAATTACCTGCAGGCAGAATTTCAAACTGCCCGACGTAGCGCGCAAGCCATCAGACAATGGGAGAGCTTTCAAGAAAATGCCGATCTCTTTCCGAATTTGGAATATAGAACCGTGGGCGACTCGCGCGTGCGTGATGATCATGATGCCCTGGAAGGAACGGTGAAACCCCTGAATGATGCCTTTTGGGATAAGTGGTACCCGCCTAATGGTTTCCGTTGCCGGTGCAGTGTGCGGCAAACAGATAAGGCCGTTACTGGTGGCACCGTGACCATTAACCCCGACAAAGGCTTTAGCCAGCATGTGGGTAAAACATTGAAGCCCTTTGACGATGCACACCCGGTGTTTGTCAACTTACCCAGAGAGGTAAGCGACGACATAGACGATAAATGGAACAAGCTTAATGAAGAATGATGCTCCCAATTTTAAAAAGATTGCAAACGGCATTCTTGCTGACTTACCTCGCTATGCCAGTGTCACGGCGCTCAACTTCTTTCAAGAAAGCTTTGTCAAGCAAGGATGGGACGATGGGACCTTTACTGCATGGCCAGCTCGTAAGGGTGGAACAGATAGCGGGCGTGCCGTGCTTACCGACACCAGCTATTTACAGAATGAGCTGCGCATTGCGCAAGCAGCAAAACGAGTCGTGCGCATTGTTAACGACGCCCCCTATGCAAGTATTCACAATAACGGAGGGACGGTCACCATCCCTATCACCGATAAGATGCGCAAGTATTTCTGGGCGAAATTTAAGGAGACAGGCGAGAACCGATACAAAGCGATGGCGCTGACAAAGAAACGCGCCTTTACCTTTGTGATGCCCCAAAGGCAATTTATGGGGAATAGCCGCACGCTGTTAACGCAGCTAGATAAATGGCTTTTAAACGAGCTTCAAAGACGATTTAAACGAGGATAAAACAATGGCAGACATACAATCATTTGACGAGCTTTATAACGACTTGTGCCAGCACATGGCGACACAGCTACCCCATATCAATCACCAGGACCTGTACCACGAGCAAGTCAACTTTTTAGATACAGAACACCCTTGGGAAGCACCCGCCTTGTTTTACGACTTTAGAGGCGTGCCTACCGGTGATCTGGGCGAGCTTGCCCAAGAGCTGGATTTGCAAGTCGATGTGTATTTGTTTTACGAAACATTCCTGGACACGGCTTACCAATCGCACAACAGCCAGCAAGCGATTGACTACCTGAAGGACTTGACCACCATAAACGCCGCCTTACACGGTTATAGCAGTGCGGCTGTGGACAACATGCGCAGGGTGGCCTTTGGGCGGGTAAATACAGGTGGTGCGGGTAACCTTTACCGTGTAACCTTTACAGCACACACACGCGACCACAGCGCGGTAAAAGGCTATAATGGCGAGACGCCTGGTGAGCTTGCTATTAGTGATTTTATGATCTAGCTACTCGTAGCCATTGCGGTAAAAGACGATGTGTTCTATGGTAATGGCAGAGAGCCAGTACTGGCGGGCGAGTGTTTGTAGGACCCACTCGCGGGTGTATTTGCGCACGCCATGCTCGCGGCGGCTCTCAAGGTCGGCAAATCGTTTGCGTATCTCCTCGCTGCGCATCTTCTTACGCTGGCTGCTACTAAGCTGGTGGTACTCCATAAAAAAAGCGTGTTAACAAATGTAACACGCTTTTTAACAAATCGCTAGTCCAGACCTAGCGCGGTTTTTAACAGGTTATTCAACTAGTCCAAGCGTTGCTGGTTGCGATTGTTGTTGTTATAGCCGTAACTACCATTGAGCTTGCGCAGCTCGTTAATGGTGATCTCTTGATACTTGATGATTTCGTTGATGCGCAACATCCATGCGCCGAGCAAGCGCATTGCAAAAATGAAAGCTACTAAAAAAACGAGTGCTCCAAATAGGTAAGCCATAATGAAAAAATTAAAGTTTAAGTTATTGTTTTAAAGGGTTAATGTACACAGCTACCTGCTCTTTAGTGGGTAGCATTTCTTTGAGCATTTCGAGTGCTACCGCGTTTTGGTGCGGGTCGTGGCAGTCGGGGTCTTGTTGTTGTATAAGGCCTATAAGCACGTGCATGCGTGTCACCACATCTTCGCTAGGGTCATGCGGGGCAAAGTTACTCTTTGTAACGATGTTGCCCTCTTTGTCTAGTACCATGCTCATAGCGCTAGTGTTGTTTGGTTATGTACACCCTGACGTGATTTTATTAGGTCTAAGCCTAGGTCGTTAACAAACCACGTAGTAGGCTTGCCGAATAGGCAAAGCTTTACAGCGTTCTCGCTCACGGCGTTTATTTGCTTTGCGATTTTTGAGTTGTTACTGGCTATTTTATAAGCTGCTCGCAAGTCGGTAAGCGCGTACAATGTACAACCTTTTATAAAAACACGGCTCACTTTAACGCCATTTTCCATGACAAAGCTGTACGGAACATCTCGTGCATCGAGCACCTCGCTGTCGTTAAGCTGCGATTTAAGTAGGCGCACATTGTTTTTAGATTGCAATGCTTTGTCTATGCGCTGGTGAAACACCTCACGGTACACGTTAAAGACTTCTTTTACCTTGCGGGCAATTAAGTATTCCATAACATTTAATGAAATAAACACGTTTGACCTAACACCATTTTTTAAGTCTTTTATTTTTAGAACCTTGCCATTTTGGAAAGCTTGATATTCTTCTCCTTCCATAAATTCTCTTTGCAAAATTCTCATTGCATCTTTTTTCTGTGAGTACGCTAAAGGCCAAACATCGTCCAGATTTATAGGAAAGTCCGCACTAGTGTTTTGTTTTAAGGCAAAAACAGTTAAAAAATAGTTGCGCACTTCTTCAGATGTGGCGCTTTTAGATAATTGCTGGTTTAGAGTCGCAGCTTGACTATAATTTACCTTTGACATATCGGTATAATTAAACGCACGTAGCCTTACGTTAGGTGTGTCAAACAGTCTAAGACTGGATTTTCCTGCTTTCGCTTTGAATGCTCAAAAATATGAACAACCGGAACACCGTAGTAAGGCTACGCTATAATTAAAAATAAAGTTCTAAGATTTCTCTCAGACTGTTTGACATGGCAAATATACAAACTTTTTGAGATGTGCAAATTTTATTTTTAAAAACAGCAAGTTTTTTTTGTTGCCTTACAGTAATTTAGCGTGATTTTTAACTAGGTAGTCGCCTATCTCTCGCATGGAGTGGGCGATTTCTGTTACTGATAGGTGTGAGGTTTCGTATAGCTCTATGGCTTTTTGGGTGTTGTTAAAATCA